TTAGAGCCCGCGTCGTCCCCGTCCGACGGCGCGGGCCACCATCGCCGAGACCTGAGCTTCTGACCGCCGGAAACTTTCGGCGTCCTGCGCAGTCACATTTATCTGCACTGATGGCATGGGGGACCGGCCGCCCTCCGCGGACCTGACCCCCAGGCGCCCATCCGCCCCTCTGGCAAGGGGCAGAATTGCTTCCGGACCGGCTTCGCCCATCAAGCCGGACACACCATTTCCCATACTGAACAGCGCCGGAGCGCCGATCACCCCGCCCTTGGCAAACGGGATAATTCTGTCGAAGAGGCTGCCTGCCGCCTTTTCCAAAGGCGCGAGCGCTGAATTCAGCACCCGGGAGGACGCGGACAACCCGATCTTCTTGAAGACGCTTTCAAGCGATTTGCCATCCACAAGGGCCGACTTGAGGCCGCCCACAAGACTGCGGGAGATGTTCTGCGCGCTGCGGTCGATCTCTATCATCTTCGTCCGGAACTCCTCGAGATCCGCCAGCGGGACATTAAGATCCAGATCACGGTCAGTCATGAGGTCTTTCTTCCTTCCGGTATTCGGCACGGCCGCATGTTGCCGTGTCCGGATGGGTTCTGATCAACTGGTCCAATTCAGATCGTTTGAGGCCATCCGCCGGGTGGCCAATGCCCAACACAGCCTCAAGTTCCCGCGGCGTCGCCGCCCAAAACTCGGCCGGCGTCCAAGCCCAGCGCGTTGCAGTTATCCGCAAGAGATCTGCCCAGGGCAGCATTAAGATGCTTCTGCCAGCGGTTCTCCGTCTTCGTTAGAGGGGGCACCAAAGGCAGCCGTCAGGAGGTCGGCCGTGATCGCGGCGAATCCGGCGACACCGCCAGCGGCCTGCATCATCGCCACCTGATCATTGGTGACATCGTGGCCTGCACCTCTCAAGCCTGCACCCAGCAAAACGATCATGTCGGATGCAGACAAGCTGTCCGGTGAAAACCTTTGAAGCAGGGCTGGAAGGCTCTCGCATTTGTAAGCCGCCTCCAGCTCGGCCAACGCGCCAAGCGTCAGAACCAACGTCCATGTCCGGCCATCGAGTTGGGCGGAAATCTCTCCTCGGAACCTGTTTGGCATCTGATTTCTCCCCGAATTGCATCTCTCAGACAGCGGTAAAGCTCACCTGCCCTGCGGAGGACAGCGCCAGTTCGAAGGTCACTTCACTATCGTGGCGGCCTGCATATTCCAGGCTGGTGATTTGAAACTGGCCCTCCAGCGTTCCGAAATCCGGAACGACAACCCGCCAGGGGCGGATGGTCCCGTCGAAAAACAACTGGCGAACGGCGGTGTCACTTTGCGCATCCCTAAATAGACCCGAACCGGACAGGCTTGCCGCTCGGGTTCCAGCCCCTTCCAGAAGCTCGCGCCAACGGCCCGCGCTGTCGGATGTGGTTATGTCGACCGCGGTGGCATTGAGCGCCACTTGCCGCGCCCGAAGGCCCGCAACGGTGACGAACGTGCCGTTCGATTCAGCATCCAGTTTCAAGAGCAGATCACGTCCGCGCTGTGCGCCCATGGCGTTCTCCTGTCAGAAGGTCATCTCAGGTAAGCGGTTCGGTGACCGCTCGTAGGGAACTCGATGCCTGATATCCCCGTCCGTCGCGCAGCTTGCGGCTGAGCACGTTCGTTATGGTGAGGTTCACAAGCCTGTGTCCGGTCAAGGATAACGGCCCGATCATCAGGACCTCGGCCGCACGGCCTGCAGCCTGGACGGCTTCATCCCTGCTGAGCTTGCGAGAGAACACGCTTAAGGCCAGTGAGTGCACCATACCCTCACCAATCTCCGTGAGCAGCGGACGGGTCTCAACGCTTTCCAGCACGAGGTAGGGAAAGGCATCTGCCCGCGGCGGTGTTTCAAAAATCCGGTCTGGCCCGAGCAAACCGGACAGAACGCCATCAGCCTTGAGCAGAGAAAACAAACCGGCGCGCAGCGCCGATTGAACGTCGGAAAGGCTCATGGGCTTTCCTCCTCTGTTTCACATAGCAGTTCCCGTCTCAGGCCCGTTGGATCGCACACCGACAAAACCCGTAAAACGCGGGTACCAAAGAGGATCCGCCAGCCGCCTGCCAAGCCGGAAAAGGGCCGCAAGCGGATCTCCCAGGTTTTGGAACTTGCCGACCGGCTGTCCGCGAAGCGCTCGCTCTGGCTTTTCAGGCGAAGCGCGGCGAACACGGATCCGGCAGCTTCATAGGTGGTCGTGATGTCCCCGGAAGCTGACCGGGTCTCCAAAGGCCTCTGCAAGATAACCGGCACACGGTAAGCCCCGGCCCTCATAACAGCGGCACCCGGACGGTGGACAAAAGCCGGTCGAGCCCTTGCGGCAAGCTGGCAATCGCGAGGTCCGTTCCGGCCTCCCGGTGTTCGAACCAATGCCCGGCCAGAAGGCGCACGGCCTGCCGGAAGTTCTCAGGAACATCGGAGGCGGCCGCGCCATATCCGGCTGTGAAATCAATTTCAGCCGCCATCATGTCGGAGGCGGGAAGCCCAGCCCCGAGCTTGATCTTTACCCGTTCAGGCTGCGCGGAGCGGTCGAGTTGCCAATCAGAAGGCTGAAGCTGGGCCGCATTGCCATCGCGATCATAGACCGTGATCTGATCAACGGACTGCACCGGCGACACGGGCAGCCGGACAATGCGGCCAACCGGCCAGCCATCCAGATATAGTCGCCAGGACTGGGAAATCAGAGCGCGCCGGGTGGCCTGTTCTATATGCGTCCGCGCGGCCTTGAGGAACCCTGAAAGGCTGCTGTCCTCTTCGCTGCCGTTCAGCCGGAGATGCGCGCGCATTTCTTCGACCGCCACAGGTTCTATGGCCGGATCATTCAAACGGATCGATGTCATGGGCGTTTCCCAAAAAAGAAGGCGCCGCAGGTCCAAAGGAGTGCGGCGCCAGTCTGGGGAGGAACGACCCTCATCGTTCATTTGAAGATGTGGGCCTGATAGGTAAGACTTACAAGGCAAGAAAACGTGAGCCCTGCGTGACCTGTTTTATGCGGAGAACATCAAAAGCTTGATCGCGTCATAATCCTGAACGCCGCCGCCGACCCGTTTTGTGGTGTAAAACAACACATAGGGCTTTGCGGAATAAGGATCACGCAACAGACGCACGCCCATACGGTCCACCACCAGATAGCCGCGCCGGAAATCGCCGAAAGCAATTGCGGGGGCGTCATTGGCAATGTCCGGCATGTCTTCAGCTTCCGTAATCGGGAAATTCAGCAAGGTCGCCGCCCCGTCCACACCGACAGGCGGCTGCCACAGATAAGTTCCATCGCCGTCTTTCAGCTTGCGGATTTCGCTCTGCGTCTTGCGGTTCATGACGAACCGGCCGTTTTGCCGGTAGCCGCTCTTCAAGGAATGGATGAGGTCAATGAGCTTATCTCCGGCATCCGATGCCGGGAACGCTCCGGCTGTGCCGGTGGGCATCGTGCCGAGCGAACCCCAGGTCCAGCTGCTTTCGGCAATACGCGGTGCTTGGAGGAAACCAAGCGGCTTGTTGACGCCATCGCCATTGACAAAGGCCGCTCCCTCCTGCTCGGCAAAGGCGGCTTCCACCTCTTCCGCGATCCACTGATCCATGTCGACCGCCGCATCATCCAGCAGTGTCGATGTCGCGGCGGGCATGGCATAAAGTTCCATCGCCGGAAATGTCAGCTCAGCCAGTTGCGGGCTGTTCGTTTGCGGCCGGGCGGCGGTTTCGCCAACCCACCCGGATTGCGGGCCGGTTACGGCGAACGGTTTCTTATAGGTCGAGGACGAGACCTGCCGGTTGCCGGAAATCGCCCGGATGGGGGAGACCTGCGACAAGCGGCGCATGATCCCGGCTTCCGTTTCCTCCGGTACCAGATAGCCGCCATCCGGATCAGATCCGGCCGACAGGGCTTTAACTTCCAGCGGACGCAAGGGCTGTTCCCGACCGGAACGCACATAGGCCTCAAAGGCCGCCTTGTGTTCCAAGGCTGCCGATGTCATCTGCCGCGGGCCCTGCCTGCCGATCTGAGGACGGCGGCTTTTCAGGGTCAGATCATCCAGACGCCGCTGTGTGGCGTCGAGGGCTGCATCCAGCCGGTCGAGTTTTTCCAGCGAGATCACGTCCGCACTGCCCCGGCTTTCAATTTCCGCAAGGCGCGCATCATTGACCGCCCGGTAGCTCTCGAAAGTCCGGAAGAACGCGTCAAAGGTCCGGGCAACGTCATTGCCGCCTGAGGTATCGGCGGTTGGAGCAGCCGCAACCGGCGGCATTCCGCCGGGCATGTCCGCCTTGGTTTCCAGCGGCAGGTCATCGGGCACCCAGTCTGAAGGTCCTGTCATCACAAATACTCCCTTGATCCAATGTGCGGTGTGCGTGGGGTTGATGTGTTCGGAGGCGGTGTAAAAAGCTGAACCCGCGCCTCGTCGACTTGCGGGAAAGTGACGAGGGAAATCTCCCAGAGATCGATGTCTTGCAAGAGCCGGCCAGATCCGCGGTGCGGTCTGCGGGCGGTGCGCGCCTTGAAGCCGATGGAAAGCCCGGAAAGGGCACCTGCCCGGATTAGGCTCGCCGCCTCGAAGGCTGCGACAACGCCCGGGGCAAGGTCCCCTTCGGCCCAAAGCCCGTGTTGTGTTTCTGTCAGCCGCGTCCAACGGCCGAGCGGGCGGGCCGGATCGTGCTGCCACAACAGCGCGACACGTGCCGGCGGACGCTGTCGGAGGCTCCTCCGGAACGCACCGGGCAGCACCGTGTCGCCAGCGCCATCCGGCTTGCCGAAGACGCTGGCATACCCGGCAATCCGCACCGGGGCCCTTACGGCTCCGGCCAT